GGTTCTTGTAGAATGTGTTAGTACATTCCGTCAACGGTATATGGTTGAAGTGCCCCTAGGTACTGATGACTATGGCAATGATAAAACATTGTGGGCGTTAGATACAGTAACAATGCAAGCGGCAAAAGAATTCAGCCAAGAATATCTTGGTGAACAGATTGTCAGTCATCGTGTAGTTACGTATGATGAGGCATTGTCATTATGTGATAAGGACAACGATTATGTTGTATCTTGGGATACTGAAACAAAAGTTAAAAACTTTTTTACAACACTGGCTGACCAAGAAAAATGACATACACAACACCTGACAAAATCATTAAAACAATTCGTAAAGATGATCCTGACTTTATGATTGATAATGGTATTGTTATGGCACCACGTGCTGGACTTGAAATAAGTAATGATTGTCCAAGACAATATAAATCGATGATTATAGAAGCTATAAAAAATGGTTGGTTAAAGCCTATAGCCTACATGAAAGAATCAGAATTTGTTTGGGAACAACTAGGAGAATGAAATGAACAGAGATTACAACAACTTACAATATATTTTAAACAAAACACCGGAAGAATTGCATGAGTGGTGGTACTCATTAGAAGATGAAGACAAAGCCTATGCTATGGAAATCATTATAGAATATCGTAAGATGCTAGATGAACCAGTGGTAGCAGATTATTCTATAGCAAAAAATTATCTGAAAAAATTTCAACTAAATATCTCATGAACGACAACATTTGCTATTATCCCTGGGTTGGTATTGATATAGGAGTGCAACATGATTTTAGACCATGTTGTAAATATTCCAATATTATTGCCAACACACTGGAAGATTATTTAGCAAGTGATGAATTAGCACAACTTAAACAAGATTTTATTGACGGTAAGAAACCAGCCGGATGTAGTAGATGTTGGAAAGATGAATCTGTAAAGGTTGAATCTAAAAGACAACGTGATTGGAAATACGTTTTTGAAGAAACAGTTCCTGATCTAAGTCACATAAAAGCATTATGTGTTCCTTTTGGCAATATATGTAATCTTGCTTGTAGAAGTTGCAGAAGTTATGCAAGCAGTCGTTGGCTTTCAGAAGAACAAAAATTAAAAGAGGTGTTTCCTGAAACTAAATCATGGCCGCACAATAGATATTATGCAGAAGAAAACTTCCTTGAAAATATCAAAAGTATATCAGATAATCTAATATTGATTGAGGTTCCCGGTGGCGAACCATTTGTAACCGGTACTGAAACTCACTTAGAATACTTAGATTATCTGATTGAACACAATGCTAAAAACATAACCATACATTATACTACAAATTGCACCATCATGCCTGATGAAAGATTTTGGTCTAGATGGAATAATTTTAAAAAAATTGATATGCAATTAAGTATTGATGGCACACATAAAGTGTATGAATATACAAGATGGCCCGGTGTTTGGTCAGAAGTATATGACAATATTAAATCATACCAAAATAAAGAAAAAGAGTATACTAATTTACAATTAAGTATTTCACATACACTAAGCATATTTAATATATTCTATGTTGATGATTTTTTACAATGGTGTAGAGATGAACAACTTCCCAAACCTTTTATAGGTATGGTGTTTAGACCAGATTATTACAGTGTCAATATGTTGAGCAAAAATACAAAAGAATACTTGTGTAACAAATTAATTGATCCGCACTCACAACAGGTATTAAGTTATATGATTGGAGAGGACAACCAAAAGTTACTAGAAAAGGCATTCAAGTATATAATAACACTTGACGAGCATAGAAATCAAAAGTTTAGTGAGTCATTACCCGAATTTTATAATCTATTAAAAGATACCTGTAGTGTGCTAGGAAAGTTACCATGAAATCACGTGAAGAAATCATTACTGATATGTGCTATACATATCGACATGATTATGGATTAGATAAAGATTCAAATGGTCCTCCTTGGTTATCAGGAATGACACCGGAAGAGCGTAAAGGATTGTACAACACAATGGCTCAGATTTTTGATAATAGTATTGCACCTGTTATGGAATTAAAAAATGGCAAGTCTCGCTGAATACTTTGAACAACATCGTTATAAGCCTAAATATGAGTTTATGGCTAGAGTGACCGGTATGTATGGTAAGATACGTTGGATTGGTAGTGTTGGTAATGATACTGTTATTAGTGACCAAATAGGTCCTATGTTGCACATTCATTTAGATTTACCACTAAAGATTGATGGTAAATATACCGATCATCTTTTCACGAAACACAAAGGTGTAAATAGATTAGTAAGCTTTGATGAAGAACCCAAGAAAAAGAAATAATGTATGATGCAGTAATTTTTACTGATGTAACCGATACAGTAACTATCTATAAAGCAATCGGTGCATATAAGATTGCTAATACTCTACGACAACAAGGATATAGATGTTTAGTCGTGGATCACCTACACGCATTTAATTTAGATGAGATTAAACAAGTCATTGACAAATCAGTATCAGTTAATACGTTGTTTGTAGGATTCAGTACAACCTTCTTTAATAACATCATTGACTCTACTAACATAGATGGGTCAAAAACATATAAACCTGTATTGTCCGGAGTTATACCACAGGGTATTGATTTTGAAACTTGTGTTGTTAATCATATTAAATCCAGAAACTATAACTGTAAAATTGTAGTAGGCGGTACAAAGGCTCACGCTAACTTAAATGATAAGAACATAGATTATAGTGTGATTGGATACGGGGAAGTCAGTATTCTATCTATCGCTAATCATTTAAAAAATAATACACCACTAGTTAATAGCTATAAAAATTTATATGGTATTACAATAGTTGATAACAGAACAAATGATAACTATAATTTTGTCAATAGCAAATTTGAATGGGAAGATTTAGATGTTGGAAATGCTAAGGTATTACCATTAGAGATAGCACGTGGATGTATTTTTAAATGTAAGTTTTGTAGTTATCCATTGAATGGAAAACAGAACTTAGATTTTATTAGACACAGTGATATCTTATATGAAGAAATGCAATCAAGCTATGACAAGTTTGGTGTATCTAATTTTTATATACTTGATGATACTTTCAATGATAGTACATATAAATTGGATATACTACACAACACAATCAAACGATTGACCTTTCAACCTAAGTTCTGGGCCTATACACGGTTAGATTTAATAGCACAGAACAATGAATTGATTGATAAGTTATATGAGATTGGCTTGCGTGGGATTTATTTCGGAATTGAGACACTTCATAAACGCACAGGATTAATAATTGGTAAGGGATTTGATAGGGAAAAACAAATCAATACTATAAAACAAATACGTGAACGATATGGTAATCAAGTAACAATGCACGGAAGTTTTATATTAGGATTACCAGAAGAACCAATAGATTCCATGCGACATACTTTTAATCAACTAATGGATAATAGTATCCCGTTACATACGTTTATATTTCATGGGTTAAGTTTATACAAGAATGAATCCGTACCCTTCAATAGTGAATTGGGTAAAAATTTTAAAGATTACGGTTATACCGAACTAAATACGGATCATAATAGTCCTAAAATCAATTGGAAAAATCAACATTTAGATAATACGATTGCAAACGAGTTAGCAAACGAGTTTAATACAACAGCACAAAATAGTAATAGACTAGGCTTGCCCGGGCAGATAGGATTTTCGTTAAAGAATTTAGGATATACAGATGATTACATTTCAAATACCAAGTATAATGAAATAAAATGGCAAGATATCACCCTTAACAAAAATTTATATATTGAAGCATACAAGAATCTATTGTTTAATAGGTTAACCAAATCTATTGACTTAAAATGAAAATATGTTATTATTAGATAATAAAGGAATATAATGAATAAAACACTAATTGCAAAACCAGTAGTAAAGAACCAATTTTGGATTGTGACGGACGGCAATGAAAAAGTAGGAAACGTACTAGCAGATGGCTCAGGCTTTGAACTCAAATTGAATGGTAACAAAACTCATTACAAAAATACTAAGGCTATAGAAAAAATAACAAACATTGAGTTTCAAACATTCAGTAAATTCAGTAGTATAAAAAAGGAAGTGGCTTTTAGTGAGTATCCTACTACTGCAAAGGTATGTAATTCGATACTAGATATTAAACGAAAATTACATTTATATACCAAAACACCAAAAAGCAAGTGTTATCATGCCGCAGGATGGTACACATTTAAACAAGGTAGTGAAGAAAAAGTGATTTTTTGTCCCAAATACATCTTTATTCAACGATATGAGTATCAGGGTCCGTTTAAAACAAAAGATGAAGCTGAATTATTGATAAATAATATATGATTATTATAAAGCGTTTCATTGATAAGGTTTCATCTATAAAGGGCAACAACTTAGTTTTGCCTGTTGAAGAAGCTAAAATGTTACGTGATGAGATATCAAAGTTATTAGCAGATAATTATGAGCTACATAATAAAACTTCATCTGAGGATGATACTGTTATTCAACTAGAAATTAACGGCGGTAAATGGTAAATGAGTAGAACACAGCCCACTATCTTACTAGAGATAGTAGATAAAGTTACATATAAGTGCGACCAGATTGTAGAGGCTGCAGGCATATGGGCAGTTTTCTATGATGACCAACCTATCAATTTAAAAAGTCAGCATTATCAAGATCCTGATGCAACCCCTAAATATAAAAAAACTAGCTTCAGCAATCCTGGTCACGCTAGAAACTTGTGTCGTAAACTCAACGCACAATTTAAAACTGATAAATTTAGTGTTGTGTTTATGAACAACGGCAATAAAGTTTATCCAGATGAGTGAACGTAAGTCACATAAACTAATTATAACCGAAGCCGTATTGGCCGAACTACCTAACAATCAGCAGGTTGATTCCACTGCGGATGGATTAATGATGCGTATATGGATGAGTGGTAGACAAGACGGCTTACGTTTAACAGAGTATGGAGACTTTATTTTTAGAATGGCAGAAATAGAGTACTATCAATCTAATTTTAAACTCAGAGAGGGAACCAGTGAACACGCCTATGTTATGGAAATCAATAAAAAAATCAAATGCCCCTTCTACTTGGGTGTAAATAAGATTGAAGGCAAGAAAAAACAACCATACATAAGATTATATGATAGCAAGATTGCTATGATGATTGAGTTATATGGTGATATAGTAAGTTACTTAGATTCAGTAAAGGTAAGAAAATGACAGAAAAGAAAAATCCAAATCCATTTATTAATTTAGCCAACGAAGCTAAAAAGAAAAATACTCCCGCAATTACAGGTAAAAAAGTTGAACAAAAAGCTCCTAAGCCTAGTAAAGGATTCGGTGGTGCTAGTGTAGTTAGACGTACCGGCAGGGGTGGTTAATACCAAATACCCTCATTACGCATACGTTTAATGAGAGTTAAGAATCCGCTACATATACCGTAACTTTTTACTTTAACCATAGTATACAGGCTACGGTCATTTATTTCTGGTAAAAACATAACACTATTAATATTGATAGGTACTGTGCCCGGAGTAATCAATTTACCATTGCTAGCAGTAGCATACGGTGGGGGCGGAGTACTTGCCGCAAAAGTAAAATAATTTGGATACAATGTACTTGATTGGGTAGCTATCCAAGTTTGCATATCAGTATTTACAGCGTTAATCCAAAAGCGCGGACCTTGAATGTATTTTTCGGTTACTTCAATAACTGGTTGCCCGTTACCAACATATAGTTTATTGTTAATACGCCAAACATATATTAAACAACTAAATCCTTTGCCGAGTGCTTTGTTTATTTGTTTTGGAGTATTGGCATCTTCATAGTTTTGCCCGTCGTAAATTCCCTGATAAGATATATATAACATAATATGTATTTATGTCAACGGAATCAATAGCTGCCGCGTTATATATATGTAGACATATAAATCTACTTCATTAACATAAAGGAAACATAAAATGAAAACATTAGCAATCGCAATCATCGCCTCTTTCAGTATCGGTTCTGCCTTCGCACAAGCTGCCAAACAACCCGAAGGTATTGCCAAAACGGCGCCAGCTGTTACAGCACCCGCTAAAGTAGAAGCACCAAAAGAAGAAATGAAACTAGCTAAGAAAAAGGATGCTCCCAAAGCAGATACTAAAAGTGCACCTGCCAAGACAGAAAAGACTACAGCAACAACTGCTCCTAAGGCAGACACCAAGCCAGCTGGCAAGTGAACTAAATGATGACGATAACTATGATATAGTTGATTTAGACTTTCATCGTAGTTATAGTCGTCCTAGACTAGTCACAAATAATCTTTGGGATGATGATACAGAATTACCCGAACGTATATTGAAAAAACTTGAATCTGCAAGAATTAAAGCCCTACAGGAATATGGTAATAAATATACGTTATGATTTTACCCAATTTATATCTCAGAGGCTTTTCAAATAAACATAGAGAATATTCCGGGTTAGATACATTAGAGGAATGTTGGGATAAAGAGCATTTTTTAAAGTATCCACATAAAGTAGAGTATCAGTATAATTCTAGAGGTTTTAGAGGGCCTGAATGGCCCTCTAACTTAACTGACATATGTTGGTGTGTAGGTGATAGTTTTACAGCCGGATTGGGTGTCCCGTATCATCATACTTGGCATCAAGTATTATCTAACAAGTTAAAAATCAACACGATAAACGTAAGCATGGATGGTGCTAGTAATTCTTGGATTACACGTAAAATTATTGATTTGTTAAGTATTAAACCAAAAAACATAATTATCCAATGGTCGTATATTCATCGTAGAGAATCTACCGACATTAAATTAACAGATGAAAATCGTAGAATTTATGCTATTAATACTACCAGTGAACAGGATACGCAACATATAATTGATTGTATAAATTCAGTTGAGTCTATAAAAGAAAACACAAATATTATTCACACATTCATTCCCGGATGCTTCCCAAATGGAGATATTGATGAAGCAATTATCAAAATGAATATAAATATAGTTTTATTTCATCAAATTGACCGTGCTAGAGATGGGCACCACTATGATATTAAAACATCAGACTTGCTGACCAATAACATTGTCAACTCGGGTCTGTTAAGTATATAATTATATTGCGGATAAACAACGCATAAATATATATGAAGTTAGAGTTCTTCATAAAAACTCAACACTTAAACACACACATAGGAGATATAAAATGTTTAACACAGCAACTTACGCCTTTATTGACGGCGTTTCAGACTTTAAAAAGAAATTCGTAGAACAAACAGTTCAACACGAAGGCATCAAAACAGCAATAAACACATTCATTGATGCACAATCAAAATACACTAAATCAGCCGCAGATGCAGGAATGCAATCTATGATGGCTTTGGGTATGATTTTCACAAGCAAAGATTTCTATACAGAAATGGGTGACCAGTTCAAAGCAATGGTTCCTGCTTTTAATCAAAAGAAGGCTAAGTAATCATGAAACTTTTAGGAATGTTAATAGCGTTCCTAGGTTTCTCTACAGATACCTATGGATCACAGTTAGAAAAATATATCATCGGCCGAAATCCACAAGATATAGGCGACATTGAGCGATTGACCTACGAGTTCCATCGCAAACAATCAGATTGGAGATTTCTATGAACACACTTAAACAACTATTCAATAGTCTCTTAGAGGCAATTCAGTCTATCAAAGACTACAAAGCGAGTAAACTAAAATGAGATTACTTAACGACCTAATTATGCTATTCAACTGGGCTAAGGATGGTTGGGAAGTACATCCAATCATTGACGATGAATTTAGAGGTTGGATATGAATCAATGGCAACCTATGACTGATGAAGATTGGGAGTGGGTCAATCATGGTACATTACCAAAACCGGTTGACATTCCAGTCAAAACAAACTACAATTAATGTACATACACTTTTTAAGGAAATAAAATGACAGACTACACACCAAAACTACCTGAAGTTAAATTTAACAAAAACGGCTATGAACTACGCACAGATATTTTGGCTATGGCTAAAGATGCTGTTCAACACGAATATCAAATGAAGTTCCAAGGTTGGGAACTAAGTGCTAAACGTGATGAGAAGACAGGACAACTTGTTAGCACAGTTAACATGCCCGAGTTTCCCGGCCTCGACAAAATCCTTGAAGTTGCTGAGAAGATGTATGGCTTTGTAAATCAAGGTCAAACACAATCTAAGAAGTAATTCTTAACGAAGGGCTCTTTTTAGAGCCTTCCTTTACGGCTATAAATATCTACATGAATGTATTAATACTAACCCCCGATCGTGTAGGTAGCACCCTACTACAACGCCTCATAACTGTTTACATGAATGCACATGAATATGACAAACCAGTTATTAATTTGCATGAACTTACTAATGGTATAGAATCATATTACAGTGATGTTTATAATAGAGAGATATTAGGTAAACCTAGAAACGGTAAAGAATGGGGTTACTATCAATCACTGGAAGAAGTAGTAAACAACTTATCAAAAGTTGACCACTATAAAACAGCTAGGCTTGCATTATACCATTTAAATGTCAGAAATGATAGTACTGAGGATAGAACTCAATTTTATAATTACCTTAATGATAATTTTTATATAATATCAGCACGTAGGAATAATTTATTTGAACATGCTATCAGTTGGGGAATTGTTACTGCTAGTAAGAAATTGAATGTGTATACTCATGCGGAAAAAATAGATACTTTTTATAACATATATAAAAATGGTATAACCATTAATGAGACAACATTAACCAATTATTTATACAGTTACAAAGAATACTTTAAGTGGTCTGATACTCATTTTAGAGTGGCAAGTTATTTTGACTATGAGAAAGACTTAAAGGATATTGAAAAATACATATTAAATTTAGATATCTTCCCAAATAAAGAAAAGAAGTCATGGAATGATATATTCAACATTGAATGGCGTGATTGGAATAAGTGCCATAAATTAATTAGTGATGTTGGTTCAATGGATCCCAAATTACTAGAATATGATGTTACTTCTAGTGATAGTACCGCATTAGTGTTAGATAAGCTCAAAAGTAATTTAAGTTTAGTGGATCAAAACTACCTAATGGAACATAGTCAAAAATATGTTTCTGCATATAAAGGTATAGAACAATTAGTTAAACAAGGTGCATTAGTAAGTGGCATACCTATTAAATTGCAAACTATGGCAGAAAAGAAAAAAGTAATTAAAAACTTTGATGAATGTGTTGATGTTTATAATAAATGGGTGGATCAAAATAATTTAGGTACAAAATATACCAATGATGAACTTAAACAAATTGCCAATGAAGAAGTAAAAAATTGGTACAATGAAGTTCCAAAAAACTTACTAATAGAATAATTTATAGGTCACCTATTCCTAAGATAATTACTAGTATATAAACTTTAAAGGAACCAACATGTCAGAAACAACAAGTGATTCGCTAACACTAACTATGAGCCAAGCAGATTTAACTGTAATGGCAAAGGCGATAGAAAAATCTGTAATTACTATGCAACTAGAATTTGCAGAATTAGAAAAAAAAGCTATTGTATTAAAACTAGATATTGACCGTCAAGTTGCAATGCTAGGTGTGATGAAATCTAGATTAGAAGCCTAACATCATTCGCCCCAAATTCTGGGGCTTTTCCATATGTGTAAAATTTGACAATAAATGGATTTGGGTATATAATAGAATCTTAGACAGTCAACTAAAGGACATAAAATGAAAGTAGAAACAGCATTGAAACAGATCCAAAAAGAAGCACAATTCTTGGGTCTAGGTGTAATGGAAACACTACAGTTTATTGCACAAAATCCCTTAGCACAACCGGCTAAGACTTTGGAAGCTTTCAAGGTTCTGAACCCCAACTTTGTTTTCCCCAAGAAAACAGTCAAAAATCTAATGTCCGGCAAGGAAATTGAAATTGATGCCGATACCCCACACTGTTGTAATCCTGCAACAGAGACTTATTGGTCAATGTAAAAATTTGACAATAAATGGATTTGGGTATATAATAGAATCTTAGACAGTTAAATAAAGGAAACAAAATGTCAGCACTTACACAGTATTTGGATCGTAAAAACTCTTTTGCTAAAATCTTTGGTAACAAAGAACTTAGCCTGCAAATTGCAAGTGACCGTCAGAAAATTGCCGATTCAATCGACAGTGATTTGAGTCCAGAGAATTTGACTTGCGATGGTGAGCTGCCCCGTAGTCAGGTTCATGCTCGGTACAAGGCATTGACTAAGGCAGCTTTTGAGTTGAAACAGTTGGATCCATCAGTTAAGTTTTACGAGTACGGTACAGAAGTTTAAGGAGATTAATATGTCAGGTTTTGTTGATGTATCAAAAATGTCAAATCGTCAGGTCCAACGTATGGGTCACGAGGATGATACCACTACATATCGTGCAAGGACTAACACTAAAAAGGTTGTGTTGAATCTTAATGCCGATGATGTGTGGGCCGCGGCTTGTCAGGCACAACGCACGAATGGTGCGTATGTTAAACTGAGTGTATTGACCGAGTCCGACAAAAGTCAAAACAAACTGTCCAATCGTCAGATTATTGAAAGTTTATTGGTTGATGCTACATCGATTACCGACGAGTCTAGGGAAGAAGGTAAAAAGGTTCGTGCTTTCTATCAAGCATTTACTTTCAAAATCCTACAAGGTAAATTACTAAGTGAGTTTGATAACAATGCTATGTTGATTGCCAATCGGGAAGTTATTACTGGTACATATGATTTGGCAGTGATTGCAAGTTTGCCAAGTTGCTATGAGCGTGGAGTAAAACGTCAATCAGTTGACCAGCGTGTTAACTTTTCTACTGGTGGTTTGATTGGTGCTGTTGGCAACAAAGTTTCAACAAGTATTGAAGTATTAAGATCGGTATTCTCACATACTTACAATGTGAATTTTATTACTGGTATCAATAGTGATGACCAAGTTGTTTTCTTTGCTTACAAAAAAGAATTGGATGTAGGCAAGATGTATGACATTTATGGTACTGTTAAAGGTCATAGAGATAACACTACCCAACTTAATCGTGTAAAGGTTATTGTATGAACGTTCTGATTAAAGAATTTGCCGAACAGGCTTCACATCAAAGTCCTGACGGGTATCCCGTGACTATTCCATATAGTAAAGATTTTGCAAAGAAGTTTGCGGAGTTGCTTATTAAAGAATGCAATCGTTATGCTTGTAGTGTATGGGAGCATGGTCCGTTGTTAGGTAGAGATTTGTTAATACATTTTGGTATTGAGGAGATGAGTAATGACTAATTTACTAGTAGGTTTTATTCTTGGTATTGTTGTTTCCACAGTAGGTTTTAGCGGTATCGCTAAGATGGCTGACAAAGGTGTAGACAAGGTTAAAGAAGTAACACAGGAACAGGTGAAATAAATGGGATTAGATCAATATATGTATGTGGCATCAAGGGCAGGGCAATATAGTGAGTTCTACGATACCGCTGAGTTTGATGCAACAACCAGTGAGTTTGTGAGTAAGACAGTTACCAAGCCATTTGAAATAGGATACCGAAGAAAACACCCGAATTTGCATGGTTGGATGGAACAACTTTGGCGAAGCAAGGGTATGCCGGGTACAGGCAATAGTGATGCTACATTCAATGGCATTGAGTTAGAACTAACTTGGGATGATTTGGATGAACTTGAACGTGCTATTCGTCATAATCAACTTCCAGATACACAAGGTTTCTTCTTTGGCAATCCCGCTGACGGTCATTACTATGAACAAGACCTTGAGTTTGTGAACAACGCTAAGGCAGAAGTGTTCTTAGGATTGAAAGTTTTTTATAACAGTAGTTGGTAATGAACAAATATTATTTTGCGTATGGTATGAATACAAACATTACCGAGATGACCAATCGTTGTCCAAACGCGGTCAGTCTCGGCAAATGTGTGTTAGAGAACTTTGAGTTAAGGTTCCGTATCCATGCAGATATTGACTTAGTTCCCGGTAGTGCAATGGAAGGTGTGTTGTGGGAAATCACACCTGAATGCGAACAAGCATTAGATAGATTAGAAGGATACCCATATTACTACAATAAAATTAATGTAGTATTGGATGATAACACTGTTGCTATGGCTTATATTATGAACAAAAAAGGTAAACAAGAGCCGCCCGGTTTAAGTTATGAAAAATGTTTGATTGAAGGTTACACATCACATGGATTGAATGTAGATTGGTTGACAGAAACTATTGATATGCTTTTACAAGGAGAATATAATGAAAATACTATATAGAATTAAACCTGCAGATAAAAAATCAGTTGAGGCATATTATGATGTTTATAGTAAGGATGAACAGGGTAATATCCGCAGTTGGAGTGTAACCGAACTGTATCGTTGGGGTCAAGGGTTTGTAGAAGATGAGTCCGAGTTGCCATATAGTGATGATCGGTATCATTGTGTTGATCCTACGATTGGTTGGGGTTGTGAACTTGAGGACCTTTGTGCGGTAGACTTTGAGTTTGACGATAGTTTTACCGAAGAAGAAAAAGAAGAAATTGAACAACTTTGGGAAGACGGTGGTGCAGGTTGGCTATATGACGGTGACCATAATTGGGAAGTAGAAGAAGATACTATTACTATTTTGGGTCCGTTTGTAGTTGACAAAATTGATGAGGACGTGTATAATGAGAGTATTGAAACATTAGAACTTAAACCCAGACCACCTTTTGTAGCAACAACAGCGTGGCCATTCTCAGGATAATATATGACAAATTTAGAAGTAAGAGAGAAACTCTTGCAGGCACAAGACTTACTGGCCGATGTTTATCATTGGGCCCGGCAACCACATACCAAGTTTACTGGTATGGATATGAATAGGCAGATAGCTAGGTACACAAGCAATGCCGATTCTTCCATTAATGATTCCCTTAAGGAATTAGAACATCCCAATGGATGCATGCCTTAAGGAGTTGAAAAATGAGTGCAAGTTGGATTAATAAATTAAATGAATCAGATAGTCGCCTGCATAAGGAAGATGTTATCAAACAAGCATTAGAGGCAAGTGTCCTTGGTAGCTCAAATGCTAACAATTTCTTGTTTTTGGCTAAACTTACATACAATCCTTATGTTACATTCGGTGTGCGTAAAGTACCAGATACAGTTGGTATTGTTGATGCAGAAAATCCCTGGGATGAGTTTATTTCATTACTTAATCAGTTAGGGCATCGCCAATTGACAGGCAATGCCGCACTTGATGCTATCAATGAAATGAGTGAACGATTTGATAGCAGTGAATGGAATACATTCTGTGCTCCTGTTATTCGTAGAGATTTACGTGCAGGTGTTAGCGAAAAGACAATCAATAAAATCTGTAAGAAAACAGAGTATGAGATTCCTG